TTTTTAAGGTCATCTTTTTTGGGGTACAGTCCTGAGATGATACTCGGTGGAAGCTGATGTCGTCGACCACAGAAATCCTTACAGAACCCATCACGTCTTCCCCTGAGGGTCGGACACAGACAGAAACATTTTTGGAGAATCGTCTGCCCACTGATGATGAACCAAACATGATTCGAACCATGCTCTCGCTTGAGATTTTCACAGTATTTCGAAGTCGTCGAGACGAGGTACGTATCCTTCTTCTTGAAAACTTTTGGAACGTACGCGTTCCCCTGACCCTCCATGTTCGTCCGGATAAACTCTTCAATTTGACTCTTTAGCCTATCGTCATGTACCTCATCTTTCATCTGGGTAGCCGTGAATGTCCCCTCCTTCACGACTGTCGACGGGGGAACGACATGTGTCGTCTGAGGCTCATCCGTTCGTACGACCGCCATTCGTAATGTTTCCATAGATGGGTCCTGAGTGGTGTTCATGATCGTACTCAAGGGACCATGACGATACACGAACACCGGAAGATAGGCCAATTGATCAATCTTACCACCTTCACACCCAGAACACCCCTGACCATTACATGCATCGTGTTTCGCCTTTTTGTATGACCACGGCATACGAAAACCACTTCCTTTCGTTTTCCTGTTTGCGTTTCCATAGACGGATGTATCGATGATTTCGTTCCAATCCGTTCCACGACCCTTCGCCTTGGAAAGAGCGACGAGGATATGGTCTCTGAGTGCCAGGGCGGATGTTTGGTCAACCACGAAACCAGGCCAATTCAGATGAACACCCGTCTTGATCAAGTCTCCACATTTTTTAGGGGGGGACACGGAGATGAGACAATCCTTCCCTCCGTGACGTTTGACCTTGTCACATATGACTTTACATACATCCTTGATTTCATTAAGATCCAAAGCTTCTTTGTCCTTGTAATCAATATCGACGAAAAAATTGTACGTTTCCGTCTTTTGTTCGACGACGTATAGACGCTCACCACGTTTCACCGCCTCTACGTACCTTTCGTGAAATTCGTTCAATCTATCAAATGGCACGGACAGACATCCGCCGTCCAGGAGCACATGTGATGGATTGGAGACTTTTTTCAAAAAGCCGGTTTGAAGACACCAGCTTTTAAACATACCTGAGTTACGAGACTATTCTCTAAACCAATGCATCGTCGAAACATCTCGAAATTCTTTACCCTGAGAAAGTTCCTTCTTGATGGTTAAGAGTTCATAGACTGTTTTTACTTCATTTTCTTTGATCCACTCTTCGATTTCTTCTTCACACAGACCCCGATTCTTTTCGAGCAGTTCACTAATCTGTCGTAAAATGTAAGCCTTGGACTTCATTATTTTATAGAGAAGGTTTTTCTATTCAAAGAACTTATACACGCATAAAACTGTGGATTCTTTATCACGTTGTTCACGATGAGATTCCAGCGTTTCCTCGAATTGAATTCATCGAGTGTATCATAGCTCATATAATCGTTTTCGTCGTATGTTTTTCTGAATGGTTGTTTCATGAGTTTTTTTAGATTTGTTTTGTGTTTCTCTTCGTAAAACTTTTTAACTTGGGCCTGCTGCTCAGACCTCGTATAGTTCACGAAGAATATAAAGACGTTGTATTCGAGTTCCACACTTGGACTCTCCTTGACTGTAAATTTGAATTCGGTATATTCGCCATTCTTGAGTGAAACCACACCCCGTGTCTCTTCCTCGAGCTCTCGTAAAGCTGTTCGGAGTGGGTTGAATATTTCACGGCGTCGACACCCCCCTGTGACAAAAATCCAATCCTTAAACCTCCAGTCCCTCACTGTAAGAAACCGTGGTTTCCCATCAGTGAAACTAACCGGGACTGCTATCGCTTTGTACTTTTTCATTGCGCATTCGCAAGTTATAATATACCGATATGTTTATTCCTCCTTCTTTTCTTCAGCCACAGGCTCGGGCTCAGGTACAGGCTTGGGTTCTGGCGGTGGGGCACTGAGATGCTTAATCACCTGAGCAGAAAACCCCTTGAACGAGTTCATCTCCTCCTTCGTCTTGTTGAGTTCCCTGAATAGGAAAATGATACCGAGGGCACATACGATCGTGGCGACGGTGAGAACAGTGTCACGGTTTACGGGAATCATATACTCATGTATACACTCTTTCTTTTAAGCTTTTTCCTGGAGAGGGGCACTCATACGGGCTCTGAGCAAACTGGACGGCTTCGTAATGCGCGTGTTCACACGATTTATCTGTCGGAGGTGTGGGCTGACCGACAAACTTTTCGAGTGTCCTGGATGTAGGATCGTACGTCAATACAAAAACGATGGCGAGAAGGAAAATGAGTTTCCACATATAGTAATTAGTTAGAATATAAAAGACCACCCATACCATTTTCGATACGGAGGACGTTGTAGTTGACCGCGTAGATGTCATCGGCGGAGTCGAGCTTGTCGTTGATGATACGGGCCGAATCAAGGCGCGAGAAGTTGAGGGTACCGGTGGGCTGGAGCTTACCCGTCTCGAGGCAGAAGGGATACGTGAAGAGATTGGCACCGGGGGTGGCGTTCCCATGGGTTGTGTGGTAGTAGAGGGGTACGGAGGTGAAGTTGGGGTTGGCAAACTTGAAGTCCGCGACATCGGTACCGTTGATCTGGAGCTTGAGCTTGTTCGTGTCACCGAGCATGGTCACACCCGAATCGTTCGCAGCCGTGAGGTACTTGATGGGGTGGTTGAAGTTGAGCTCCTGGATCTTGGAACCGGAAGCGACCGCCTTCTGCACCTGGGTGATGAGCATGTTCTGGGGAGACCCCGCGAACACCTCACGCTCCTGCGTATCGAGGTACGCGTAGTTGGCATAGACCTCCCACTTGTACGCCGACGCGTTGGAGCCCCAGGTGATGCGAAGCTCAACATCGTGGTACTGAAGGGCGATGAGAGGGAGGGCAGTCTGCCAGTTCTCACAGAAGGCGAAGCGGAGAGGGTAGAACCGCTCAGAGGCCGAGCCGGTGTAGAGACCACCGGCGACGGACTTGGAGGACTGCGTGGCCGAAAGAGTGGGGGCGATGAGGGTCGAGTAGGTCGAATCCTGGTCATCGATCACCTGGCCACCGACGAGAAGCTCCACCTTGGAGATGGCAGTGGTCCAGTCGGCGATGGCGTCGGATTGGGTACCATCAGACTTGATGGGCATGAGGTAGACATAGTTGAGCATGTCACCCTTGCGCTCGAAGCGGATGGTGGACATACCGTTGTTCGAGACGTTGCCCTGAATGACCTGACGCTCGACAGTTTGAGAGAAGTTCGTGTGACGCTTGTACGTCGACCTGAAAAAGCTGACTTCGGGCTGACCGACGAGGTGCACATCCTGAGCACCGACAGCGACGAGTTGGGCGATACCACCAGACATTTATATTATATGGAGAGTTTATTTTTAAGTGGATGGGGGAATTAACATCTACTTAAAAAATAAGCATGCGATTTGTATATGAATTTTATACATGTCGTAGAAAACGTTATACCACCAGACTACTGTGAATATCTGATTGATAAATATGAAAAAACAAGTGGAAAACATCAGGGGTATCTCGGTGAAGGTGTAGTTGATTCTACAATGAAGAAGTGTACAGATTTACACCCAACTATCCTTAAAGAGTGGCAGAGTGATGTTAGTAAAATAGATAAATATTTAGGTGTGGGTTTTTTACAATACTTAAAGTATTTAAAAAATGTTGTATTGAATGGCGACGACCTCATTTTAAGACAAATGTTTTCTCATTTAGACGGAATAAGTACGTCTGGAATTCAGATACAAAGATACAATCCTGGTGATTATTTCAATTGGCATTGTGATGACTCGTATGGTAAGAAACGACTTGTTGCATACATCATATATTTAAATAGTATGGGAAAAGAAGACGGGGGTAAAACACAATTTCTAAAAGACAGAGAAATAATTCCAAAAGCTGGAAGTATCCTATTTTTCCCGTCAACATGGTCATACATTCATAGGGGAGAAAGTGTAAAAAATGGAAAAAAATATATTATAACTGGTTTTATAAATGAAGTGATACAGGAACCAAACTAGCTGTATACACGGCATTTGACTGGTCGGTTATGGAACCATCAATGGTAAGATATCTCAAATCATATAAGGGTCTTGTATCGCCAGTATCTTCCCATTGCACTTGACCATTATCGTCGAGTACGTCCATCATCTCTTGTTCTACAATTGGTTCGTATCCTTCTAATTCGTTTTCAAGTTTAGAAATTCTTTTGCGGTAGTAGTTTGTTCTAGTTTGTGGTCCAGTGTGAAACGGTGTATTTACAGCATAGGTGTTGGAATATTTTTCAAAATTCATCTCACTTTCCGTTATTTCGATTGGGTGTTCGTTATCTATTATATATTGCATTGCGTCTTGTTCAACATTACTTAAATCTAGAGAATTTTCATATGTATTGTAATATGTTTCTGTTTTAGTTGTTCTGACATCATCCGCTAAATTAGAATATGCCATGAGTGAACATTGAACTAGTCTTGCTGTTTTAATCCAGTGTGTCTTATCTTGAAGTCTTCTAATCTTTTGTTTGATTGGGGTGGTTTGAACTGTAAAATCACAATCAATCGTAGATTTTCCTATTGTATGATTCATGAAAAATGTTGAATCCTGTAACATACCATACCCAGTAACATTGGATGTTGTGATATAATCACCGGATTCTATGTTAGACCCCGTGTTTAATACCCACACATTACCCATACCAGTATGTTCGATCAAAATTTCGTAATTATCTGTATCTGTTTTTATATCCGAAATCACACCATGAACCGCTTTATCATTTTCTGTATTAGCTAGTTGGATGTTATCACCATGTTTAGAAACAATCATGTGACGATAATTTTGAACATTTGAGTATAATTCGGTTGGAACGCGTGTTTTATGTCGAGTAACTTCGTTGTAAAGTTCTTTTATAGATTTAATCATGTAAGGGATTAAATTAATATAATTTACAGTCGCGGTACCCATTTTTCCCCAACCTGCAGAATCATAATCTGGGTCAGACCGTATATTACCAGGGTCGGGTTCGGATGGCTTTGTATCATCTGGGATAGCATCATCGGGAAGACTCACAATATGTCTCAATTCTGGTGCATCATACCATATATCTTGTGCTATAAGACCCGTTTCCGTTATACATGCACTCGATGCGATTGGTTTACGTTTAATCCAACCGTCTTCGATATCGTTCCATTCATAACCTTCTTTATCAGTTGCGTTGAGATACTGACTGTGCTCCAGCACATCAATATCCATACTTACTTTGTCGTATTTTTGTGGTTTCAGTTTGAATAAGGTTTGTATGGCATTTTTGATAGAACTTTCATTATGTTTGACGCGGTCGTCGGAATTATTGTTATAACTATCCGCCCTCAATGCGCAATTAAAATATGCAGTTCCATTGTTATGCATCTGTAGGATTGCACCCGTGGTACCATTTCCAAATATTGGATTACTCGAGCTGGTATACAACTTCAACACATCACCATTACCTCGTTTATGATAAATACCATCATTCCGGACATTGGTTACACCTTGATTTGTACGGAATTGGCATATAGGCTGTCCGTCGGCAGAAGTTGGGTTAACCACACATAATGGTGGTGCACTGTTATAAGTAGTTGGGGCTTGGCTGTTCGTGTAGTTTCCCCTAATACTTAAATATGAAGATGGACTAGTCATCCCGATGCCCAATTTCCCATACGCATCTGTAGATGGAAGAGCAATTCCCAATTCAACATTCGTTGTATCCGTTGATGAAGGTTCAGTAGTAGAAGTAAACTTTCTCTCGAACGATGTTGTTCGAGAACATTCTGTACGCATGGTATGATTTGTATAATAGATCATCTTAACACATATATCGTATTTATAGTCGTCAGTTGACACTCGTCTCATTCGTACATCAGTGAAGATTTTCTCACCTTCGACCTTCCAAAGGATACTTCTATATGCAGCACTATTCCCCACTTTAGCAAGTATTTCAGATTTACCAGCTGGATTACTACCAAACAATTGCCCCCCTAAAAAGGTCAAGTGTAGAGTACCCCCCTTTTGGGTTACTTCTGGACCTGTAGCATCCCATGTTCCTACGATATACCAGCTAGCATTGGTATTAGTATAATTTGTAAAACTGTGTTGAATTATAGGACTTCCATAAAGATGGAACTTATCTACCGGAGTCACCGTCCCGATACCGATATTCCCTCCCGCACCGAGCCACATACCACCGAGGTTCGTGGGAACATCTGACTCATGAATCCATATACGACCAATTCTCATGTAATCTCCACCCGCGACACTCCATGGCATGTAGAAACGTATTTTCGCATTTGTGGAGGTTTCGAGAATATACGGGGAAAGGTCGGCTGACACCATCGTAAAACGGTCGGTGTTTTTCTCATCCTGTGATGTAGCTACAGTGTACCACGTTGAACCATTATCGGGTGAAAATTGAACATGGGCAACTTCACCACTTGCACTCAAATTTCTTGTACCAAAATAACACTTCAGGAATACTCGTGTGGTTGTTTTTCTTTTGTTTGTAGCTGGAAGAACACCATCTGATAATGCATAATCACTCAGGTCAAATGCGGGTGACACGAATTCTCCGTTATCCGCAGGAACACCGTTAAAAGCCACGATTCCGTACCCATCTGGTGTCGTTGTGGCGGAGGGATTAGTCTGTTGGTTCAAGTTAGTAACAACCCAGGTTCCTAAATCACCCACGAGTGAGTTAAGACCATTCGGCCACGTTTCCCTGAATAACACACGTTCTGTGATAAACGAGTTTGAACTCTCGATATCTTTAGATACAGTGAGACCTGACACTGGACTATTTGTCCCGATGCCCACCCTCCCACTCACCGTATCCACAAAGAGGTTCGCCGTGCCCACCTCCAAATTAGAGCTCACGTAGGCGTTCCCGGTGACATGGAGGGATGCATCCGGGGTTGCCGTGTTCACCCCCACTCGGGAGGTTGTGGTATCCACAAAGAGGTTCGCCGTGCCCACCTCGATGTTCGCCGTGGTCACGAACCCCGTGGTGGCGTTCGAAAATTGAATCGTGCTCTGGGTGACGTTCCCGACGTTCGAAACGGCCGCGAAATCATAGGACGGGGTGATCTCGATGAGACCCACCTTGACCCCCTCACACACGACGTTCCCGTCGACGGTGAGAACATTCGAGGATTCCGTGTCGATGTAGAGATTCGAGCCGACGGAGAAGGCGTGCTGGGGAGCGGTGTTCGCGATCCCGATGTTGGAGACAGCCTCGAGCCTGGGGGCACGGAGGGTCGCATCTTGGACATCGAGATACCCGTTAAGACCATCGCCGAGCTGAGCCATAGTTATTATAGGGGGAGGTTTTTTTAAACGTCCAAAAGCCAACGGGGACAATCGACTTCGTCGATTGGAGAAGGGGACGAGGGGTCAGTCGCAAAGCGACTGGAACGGGGGAACGACAGACCTTAGAAACCTTTGGGATGGGTTTGTAGGGAATGGAGCACGACTTCTACGAAGTCGGAACTAGGCATTCTCAAGAGCTGTTATACGGGCTTCAAGAGTTTCGTTATTTGCCTTCTCGGCTTGGAGTTCGTTGTAAATCTCCTGATTCGATTTAATGAGGTAAGGTAAAGAATCTCTCACTATTAATCCCATTTATCATATCATGATATTATAGTCTTTAATCATTTTCAATACCAGCATAACTCAATAATTCACACGTTGCGGTAACAAAGTCTCTTCCAGCGGCGAGTGCTGTTATAGTTATAACTCCACCACTCCGACTGGTTTCGAAAAATGTAGCACCCGGGTTAGCACCCTCTATCGTTGATACTAAATCGTAATTGGCATCTAAATATGTCCGAAAAGAAGCACCATATGACCATCCGTACGAGTCGCCACTATTAGTATCATTTAGGGCTGCTCTTATTATAAAATATCCGGGTTGCCAATTACCTGTATAAGGTATGTCAAATGTAAAAGAGACATTACCATTATTACGTCCTACTTTTTTAGAATATAGGCTAAAATTACCGACTTGAGCTAATCCTATGGACCCTGCTTTTATTCTCCCATTCACATGTAATGGCGTTAGCGGATTCGTCGTCCCGATTCCCACCCTGGATCCGAAGTTCGCCACCCCCCTCACATCCAACTGAGCTTCAGGAACTTTCCCGATCCCGACGGCCGTGTCGCTGATGACCATGGACCGCCCGGTTCGGCCCAACCGGTACAACTTTTGGACCTCCGAGGGTTCGAGAGCTGTCTGCCAATATAACTTAAAGTTAGAAACGTGACAATCACAACCTTCACCCCCAGCACTGGATGCGTTATTTTTTCCCAATGTCAGCGACATATTTGCTACTCCAGCCCATGATGTAGTTGCGAGTGTTTTAATTAACGCACCATCTAAATACATATTTCGATTCGCACCATCATATGTTAACACGATGTGATGCCATTGAAAGTAAAGATTTGTGAGTGTATCACTATACATATGTACAACACCGTTTGTAAATGATAGTTTATCTTGACCACCCGGAATGTATAAACTAATATCAGAAGTCCCCGATCTTGGATTTTCACCACATTCAAATATATTTCTCCAATTTGAGCTCCGTCCCGACAAAATTTTAAACCATAAGGATACACTATGATACTGATTACCTGTTTCGGTATTATTTAACTCCGCTCGAATGTTCTTATTCGTCCCATCCAAATTAAACGCCTTATCCGCTGGGGAGTAGGAGGCACTTTCTCTAAACACCCCGTGATTCCCCCGCCCCGAGATATCTGTAGGTGAGGAATTGACGGTGGTATCGAAATCTACCAGCAACTTCTCGGGTCTCGGGGTTTCCGTATCCACGTCGTACCGCGAAACGCGGGGAACATCGAGGGACCTGGTCAACGACAACGAACCCTTATCGAGGGTCGTGGGGCCGGGGGTACCGAAGAGTTTCCATTCAGATACAGAAACGGTACTGCCGCCCAATGTACCGTTAATCACCAAAGCATATTCATCATAGTATTTAGTATTATCAATTGGAATAGATGGTGTAGTTATGAGAATTGCCGGTGCATTGGTCGCTATATTAAATCCATTTACACCTGCCATGAAACTATTGGTGAGGGTATGGACAACTTCCCATGTAGGATTATTTGTGTTCCGCCCCACAATTAAGCCGTCTCCAACAGCTCTGTATCCACTATTAAAGAATGCCCCCATGATAAAACTTGTAATTTTAACAGGGTATGGCATTTTAAGACCTAGATAATGACCTTTCGGTAAGTTTTCAGCTAATCTGACACTTCCTGTGTATGGCTGGTTTGTACCTGAACCTCCGTTATATAAACCATCTACCGATTGCCATATATCATTTAAACCACTTGAACCTGATGCCTTATCGAACGCGTTATAAGGAAGACGAGCCTGGGACCCACTCGAATATGCACTACTCGCATACGCACAAAACACCCCGTGCCCCGGAATCAAGGTCTCGTACCCATCCATAGGACCCGGAGGATACTCTTGGATCCGCTCATCTCCCGCGAGTTCCAATTGGCCCGAGGGTTCGGTGACCCCCACGCCCAAGTGTCCCTTGTACAGGGTCACTTGGGACTTGGACCCCAAAAAGTAATCCTTTTGGTAATCGTAGAGTTCCTTCACTTGGTCGGCGTTCAGGGCCTTGGAGTAGAGACGGAAGTTCGCGATGGAACCGTTGAAGAAGTTTGCCCCGAGGTCAATCGTATTCCCAATCGTCATTGTACCTCCAGCGAGGGTTAGGGACTGTGTTAAATCTCCATAACTTGTTTTAAAACGGGACTCAATTCCGTTTATATACACATTCCTTTTACCTGACCCAGAATACGTTAATCCAATATGATACCACTGATTAACTAGTAAGTTTGTGTGATATCTAGCGTCGTTATCATAGAAATAATATGCTAACGTTCCATCTGCATCTATATACACACCAATAACACTATTCGATTGTCTCGTAGAACCACTGATTTCAAGTACTGTATCATTCATGGCAGTGAACTTTACCCACATGGAGATACTATGAATATAATCATCGGATACACCCGGTATTGTCGCACGAATATAATCATCAGTCCCGTCAAAAGTAAACGCCTTATACGTAGAGTCAAAACCAGCACCACCGTTTAAGGTTCCGTTATTTGTGTTTGGTGAAATATCATTCACATTCGTCCCCGATCCCGAGTAACTCGAGGTCTCCCGCCCATCATAGTAGACCTCCAACTGGGTCCCCGTGGTCGCCGGCACGTTGTACACGGACTTTAGGGTGGTGTCTAGGGAGCCACTGCCTTCTTCGTGGCCGTAGTATTGTAAATCTAGAATCACCACACTAGTCGTTGTTCCACCACTTGGTCCAGAATCATTGAAAACAGTGTGTACTTGAATAGCGATATATTGGTACGTATTAGTACCTACTAAATTGAATTTTTGATAATAGACGGACGATGGAATACTTCCATAAGAAAATGTTCCTATTTCTGTCCAAGAACTCCCATCATTCGAACCGTAAAATTTACCCGTTTTTGGGTGTCGGGGTGCGAAGTCGTTCGCAGCTCGTGTTTTGATATTCGCATACG